CAAAGACATACTTTCTATAATCAAATACTATAGAGAATTAGACAAACCACAGGAAAAAGAAGATGAGTAAGACACCAGATGAATTTGTATATAGAGCTACGCTAGATCGCATAGTTGATGGTGACACTTTTGATTGCATCTTAGACCTTGGTTTTGACGTAAAACTACACAAACAAAGAGTCCGGTTGGCTGGAATAGATACACCAGAGAGCCGTACTAGAAATTTAGAAGAAAAAGCATTAGGTCTAAAAGCGAAAGAAAGACTTAAAGAGCTTTGCGAAGGCACATTTAGAATTAAATCTCTTGGGAAGGGAAAATATGGAAGGATTCTTGGCATACCTTATACAGCTGATGGAGAAGATATTTGCCAAAAGCTTATTAAAGAAAAACACGCAGTTGAATACTGGGGTGGAACCAAAACAGGCAAAGTTTTGGAAGATGGAACTTGGGGAGAATAAAATGCAAATATCACAAGAGGGTTTAGCGCTAATAAAAAAGTTTGAAGGTTGTGAGTTAGAAGCTTACAAGTGCCCAGCTGGCGTATGGACCATAGGCTATGGCCACACTAAAGACGTAAAAGAAGGCGACAAAATAAACAAAGACGAAGCCGATTATCTTTTACAAGAAGAAATGATTGAGTACGAAAGCTATATTAACGACATGGTTGATGTTGACCTAAATCAAAGCCAATATGATTCTATGTGTGCGTGGGTTTACAACTTAGGGCCATCCAACTTAGGTAGTTCTACCATGCTTCGTGTTTTGAACGAAGGTAAGTATGATGAAGTACCACAACAAATGAAAAGATGGAACAAGGCTAATGGTGAGGTGTTAGACGGTTTGATACGCAGACGAGAAGCAGAAGCTTTATTATTTCAAGGTAAAGAGTGGAGTGAGGTTTAGCATGTTACATAAATGCACTATACTGACTACAGACACTATGTGTTTAGGGTCAGGTGGCTACTATGTCACTACCTAGTTGCTTGACCCGTTTCTTATGAAAGAAGTATCTTTTAAAGACTTTGACATACTTTCAGAACAAGACAAATCAGAAGCTCTTGCTCTTTTACATCGCTACGATCAAATAGATAAGCAAGATAGCTGTCAAAAAGATTTTATAAGTTTTGTAAAACATTTGTGGCCTGAATTTATAGAAGGCAGACACCATAAGATTATAGGCGACAAGTTTAACAAAATAGCACAAGGTAAATTAAAACGATTGATTGTGTGTTTACCTCCCAGACACTCTAAATCAGAGTTTGCATCTACCTACTTTCCAGCATGGATGATGGGCAAAAGAGGTGATCTAAAGATTATACAAACCACTCACACCGCTGAATTAGCTGTACGATTTGGACGTAAGGTTAGAAACATAATAGACAGTGAGGAATACCAACACATATTTCCTGAGTTAAAGTTACAAGCAGATAACAAATCAGCTGGTCGATGGACCACAAACCAAGAAGGTGAGTCGTTCTATGCTGGTGTTGGTGGTGCGATTACAGGTCGTGGTGCTGATTTACTTATTATTGATGACCCACACTCAGAGCAAGACGCACTATCTCCTAAGTCGTTAGAGTCGGCCTATGAGTGGTACACGTCTGGTCCAAGACAAAGACTACAGCCGGGCGGCATCATTGTGATAGTTATGACAAGATGGAGCACCAAAGACTTAGTAGGAAAGGTGTTAAAGAAACAGGGTGATGACAACGCAGATCAATGGGAAGTTGTAGAGTTTCCAGCAATTATGCCTGAAACAGAAACACCTTTATGGCCAGAGTTTTGGAAAAAAGATGAATTATTATCGGTTAAAGCCTCGCTGCCAGTATCAAAATGGAATTCACAGTGGATGCAGAATCCTACCTCTGAGGAAGGTTCTATAGTAAAAAGAGAATGGTGGAGGGAATGGAAGCAAGAAGAAGTACCAGATTACGAGTATGTTATACAAAGTTACGATACCGCTTTCTCTAAAAAAGAAACAGCTGACTACTCAGCTATAACCACATGGGCAATATTCAAAGACCGTGATGAGGTCGATCACATAATACTACTGGACGCAAAAAGATTTAGAGTAGACTTTCCAGAGCTGAAAAGAATAGCTTTTGACGAGTACAAGTATTGGGAACCTGACTGTGTATTGATCGAAGCAAAGGCTTCTGGAACACCACTAACACAAGAGCTTAGACGTATGGGCATACCTGTGACCGCATATTCACCGAGTAGAGGCCAAGATAAAGTAGCAAGAATGAACAGTGTCGCGCCTATATTTGAATCTGGTATGGTTTGGGCACCTGATGAAGACTATGCAGACTTAGTAAGGGAAGAATTAGCATCTTTTCCATTTGGTGATAACGATGATTTCTGCGATAGTACAACAATGGCTTTGATGAGATTTAGACAAGGTGGTTTTTTATCTTTGAAAGAAGATTATCAAGATGAAGCAAAATTTTTATCTAAAAACAGAACAGTATATTATTGATGAAAATATTTTTAACAACATTCTTACATGATGCTAAAGAGTACGAAGGTCCTGACATTCATGCTGAAAACGAAGATCAAGCTTTGCTTATAGCAGAATCACAAGGCTTAATACTAGAAGGAGAGCTGACAGAATTATACTCTTTGGGTGACGAGATCAACCGTAGAGTGCTACACTAAACGATTATGGCAATAGACAAAGCATTAGGAACCCAATCAAATCCAGATTTGAACATACAAGGGTCTTCGGTAACAATTCCACAAGAACCAACAAGACAAGAATTAATTAGTGACGCAGCACAAATACTGGTCAATGAAAATGAGATATTAGTAGGTGATGAGCTTGAAGAACAACCTATGCCACAGATGGATTTTAATTCTAATTTAGTTGATTTTATAGACCCAAGCACCTTACAAAAACTGGCCTCAGACTTAATAAGCTCTGTTGATAGCGACAAACAATCCAGAAGCGAGTGGGAAAAAACTTACACAGAGGGTCTTGAGTATCTTGGTATGAAGTTTGACGAACAAAGATCACAACCGTTTGAAGGCAGTTCTGGCGTTATTCATCCGATTTTGGCAGAAGCCGTAACCCAATTCCAAGCGCAAGCTTACAAGGAAATGCTGCCAGCTAAAGGTCCAGTGAAGACAGAAATTGTTGGCGCTAGAACCATAGAAACAGAAAATCAAGCAGAAAGGGTACAAGAGTTTATGAACTATTACATTATGAATGTAATGCAAGAGTATGACCCAGAGTTAGATATGCTCTTATTTTATCTACCACTTGCGGGTTCAGCTTTTAAGAAAGTTTATTTCGATTTTGTAACAAACAAAGCTGTATCTAAATTTATAGCACCAGAGGACTTAATTGTTCCTTACGAAGCCAGTGATATGTCATCAGCAGAAAGAATCACACACGCCTTAAACATGTCACTGAATGAGATAAAAAAACAACAAGTTACAGGTTTTTATGCTGACGTTGAAATAAACGAGACAGACTATAACGATGACGATTCGGATGTAAAAACACAAATAGACGAAATACAGGGTATAGAATCAAGTTACAAAGAAGACAGAAGCAGAACAATATATGAAATACATACTGTTTTAGACATAGAAGGCTTTGAGGATGTAGACGCAAACGGACAGCCAACAGGTTTAAAACTACCTTATATAATTACCATAGATGAAGGTTCAGAAGCTGTACTGGCCATAAGAAGAAACTACATAGAAGGCGACCCGCTTAAAAACAAGATAAATTATTTTGTGCAGTACAAATTCTTACCGGGCCTTGGTTTCTATGGTTTAGGTCTTTCACACATGATTGGTGGTTTATCTAAAGCCTCTACTTCTATACTCAGACAACTTATAGATGCTGGAACATTAGCTAACTTACCAGCTGGATTTAAAGCCAGAGGCATGCGAATTAGAGATGAGGACGAACCATTACAACCCGGTGAATTTAGAGATATTGACACTACAGGTGGCTCACTCAGAGAGAACCTAATACCGCTACCTATAAAAGAACCTAGTAATGTGCTTATGCAATTACTTGGTTTATTAGTAGATTCAGGAAAAAGGTTTGCAGCTATAGCTGATATGAATGTTGGCGATAGTAATGCAGCTATGCCAGTAGGTACAACTGTAGCTCTCCTAGAAAGAGGAACCAAAGTAATGAGTGCAATACACAAAAGATTGCATTATGCACAAAAACAAGAGTTTCAGTTGTTGTCAAAAGTCTTTGCAGAGTATCTACCACCTTCATACCCGTTTGCTATGGGCACTGGGCCAAGTGAAATAAAACAACAAGACTTTGATGGTCGTATTGATGTAATACCAGTATCTGACCCTAATATATTCTCACAAAGTCAAAGAATTACATTAGCACAAGAACTGCTACAAATGGTTCAATCAAACCCAGAAATACATGGCCAACAAGGTATGTATGAAGCGTATAAAAGAATGTATGCAGCTCTAGGTGTAGATAACGTAGAGTCGCTTATACCTCCACCACCAGACAACACACCACAGCCAGTTGATGCTGGTTTAGAGAATAGTAGTCTTATGTTGGGTATACCAGCACAAGCATTTGAAGGGCAAAATCACGAAGCGCATTTGGAAACACACAAAAGCTTGTTTTTAACACAAGTTGTTAAAGAAAACCCTCAAATACAGTCTCTTATAATTAGTCATTGCATGCAGCATTTACAATTTTTGTCAGCACAAATAGCGAGTCAACAGATTCCAGAAGAAGTGCAAATGCAATTACAAGAGGTACAAGGTCAAATGCAACAAATGTCACCACAAGAAGCACAGCAAGTGCAGCAACAAATACAGATGACATTGGACCAATTCAGTGCGCCAATCATGGCACAGCTTACATCTGAATTCTTACAGTCTATAGGTCAGGGCCAGAGTGGTGACCCATTAGTAGAAATAAGAAAAACTGAGCTAGATTTAAAAGACAAAGAGCTAGACATAGAATCACAACAGTTTATACAAAAGCAGAACCAAAGGGCACAAGAGAAGATGCAAGAAAATATGTTGCAAGAACAACGCATAAATGTGCAAAAAGATATAGCTGATGATAAACTAAATGTAGCAATAGACAGACTTAAACAAAATGCTGATCTAAAGCTTATGGAATTAGGTACAAAAACGAGGAATTAATTATGGCAACATCATTCAAAGTTAAGGCAGTACAAGAGTTACGAGCTGCAAAAAAAATAGAGAGAGAACTAGAGGCAAAAGCTGCTGCTGAACACGAAGAACAAAAAGCGGCTAAACAAGCGGCTAATGAAAAAAGAATAGCTGATAAAATGGCTAGAAAAGATGAAACTGAACCAACACCAGAACCTGTGGTTAAAGAAAAGAAAACAGCCAAACCAGCTGCAAAAAAAAGAGGTAGACCAGCGAAAGCTAAGAAATAATGGATGAAATACAGCTGCTTGATAAGATCAAAAAAATTATCGCAGATAGAGAATCTCAGGTGCGAGAAACTTTAATGTCAGGTGGTTTAAAAGATATGGAACACTATAGATACTTGCAAGGTGAACTATCTGCTCTATACTATATGCAAGGAGAACTTAAAGGATTTTTTAAAGAGGAATAAATGGCAGAACTTAAATCAACAAACGACATAGTTGCGGATGCTTATATACAAGAAGAGGCAAGAGTCCTTGACCCTACTTTACTAGACAAATCATTAGTGGACCGCATGCCACAACCAACGGGTTGGCGCATGTTGGTTTTACCATACGCTGGTAAAGCTACAACAAAAGGCGGCATACATTTAGCACAAAGCACTGTAGACAGAGAAGCATTAGCAACGGTTGTTGCGTATGTGGTCAAACAAGGTCCTGAGTGCTACAAAGACGAAAAAAGGTTTGGCGGCAAACCTTGGTGCGAAGAAAAACAATGGGTTTTAATAGGGCGTTACTCTGGCTCTAGGTTTAAATTGGAGGAAGGTGCAGAGGTTCGCATCATCAATGACGATGAAGTGATAGCCACCATTCTCGACCCTGATGACATAGTGAGTTTATGATGAATGAACAAGAAAATGCACAACAAATTCAGCCAGAAGCTGATGATGTTGAAGTAGA